CAGCCTGCGAGCAAAACGACGAGATTCTCCAAACGATGCGCTGTTACCAAGCGTAAGACCTAGCGTATCGGATTCAACCAAAGCTGCTAACTGTAGCGCTTTATTACGGGCATCCAGATCATTCCGTTCCATGCCCCATATCACCAAACCCTGCCCGTACAAGTGGGTATATGAACCTCCACAAGTAGAAACCATGTTGGATTGGTAATTACCATCTACCTGGTAATTACGCCAGCCAGTTGCCCAGTTCAGGTAACGCTGCTCTCCGGTTCGCTTGTACTGCTGGTAGTGATTCCAGAGATCGTCGGCTTCAGTTTCGTTGTGGATATTCCAAGAGGTACCAACAGCAGAAGTAGTATTGAATCCACCTTGTGCGAAGGTAGGAGTGCGGTCTGCGGTTGTATAGTTCCAGCCCAATAGATCGTAGGTAGCAGCCTCATCTACCTGAGTGGGTAACTGTACCCATGTCGGCAGGCCACCCCCACCTCCTTGAACATATACAACAGTACCTCTTGATGTAGTACGTTCTTGTCCAGTCAACAGGCGTGCGACTAACTTGCTGGGGAACGATTGCTGTGCAGTTGTGACCCCGGTACCACCTAGTAGTACAGATACAACATTAGTCGCAGTACCGGCATGGGTTGTTGCTTGAATGCCGTCAAGCAGCCGATCTGCTGTTGAGGTACCACCCGTCTTTCTGGAGCGTAGCCTTACTACAGTACTTCTGGTTACACTTTCCTGTGCAGTGGCAGACTCAACACCAGACAGTGTTTCGCTGGTATCCCCCAGGTCCATGGTTCCATGGCCACTGGTTGACGATGAGCCGGTGAGCGGGACATTCGGGGCAGCTACTACCGTACCCGCTGCCGTGGTAACTGATGTAGATGTGGCGTCTAGCGCAACATTGACATCTGTTACCGTGAAGGAAGATGCAAGAGGTAACGGCTGATATAACCAAGACACTTAACAGTTACCCCTTGCGTTAAAAACTAGTTGAGTCTCAGTAGACCCGTGGTTCCATCATTTGTCGGCATCGTGAGCGTGAACGTGCCCGCAGTAATCGTTTGGCCACCGAAGGTATAGACCGCAATAGCCGGATCGCCGGATTGTGTGTCGTTGTATAAAAGGACCGCATCGAAGAGGGTTGTCAACGTGACCGTCGTGTACGTGATCGACGCTGAAGGCGTCCAGTGAGCGATAGTCGATGTGCTGGTCGGCTCCGTTGCGTTGGTAACCGTGACTCCACCAGCTGTGTAGTTGGTGCCAGATACCTCAGAAGTACCGGTGATATTTGCTAAGCCAGTTGTTGAGGCATTAACAGTACCGGAGGCAAGAACTAGCGCCGCCTTGATCGTGTCTTTCGTGGTGCCGGCGCGAACTACTGTCGTGCCGAGTGCGTGGATACCTTTCAGTAGCTCCACTTTGAAACTTGTGCAGATTGCTTGAGTATTCGCAATTTTGGGTTCCTACCTTTCAATACTAAAAGTTAGATGGGACCACTTTTTACGATTCTTTATTTCGCTAATCGTGGTCTGGGATACGCCAAATTTTTCAGCAAGATTGTCTTGCGGTTCTTTAGCGCCGAAGATGTAAAGTACATCTTCTGGTTTTAGTCTTGCCATGCCGTGTTTTTCTCCAACAGCAAGTCGTCCTCTTGTTCTTGCGTCGCCCATATTGTCTTTTCGAGTACCAATTGATAGGTGTTTCGGGTTAACACACGATGGGTTATCACAGGAATGTCTTACATCCAATCCTTGTGGAATCGGACCGTTAAATAGTTCGTGCGAGATTCTATGAGCCAAATGATGGCGGTCAGGCATACGGAATAGTCCGTAGCCATTTTTCATTTTGAATGCCGTCCATAACCAGCAGTCTCCGCTGGTATCAACATGCTTTTGGAATCTTTCTCTTGTATCCATAATTCCTGAAAAAAAGAAGAAGGGATTGCTCCCCTCTTCCAAGGTCTATGTTATGACGGCGTTAGCGTGCCCATACCTGAGCCGATGCTTGTTCCGTCCTCAAGAGCGCGGATTCGCGCCTCTAATTCGTTAATTTTGGCAGCAACTTCAGCCGCTTCCTGTGCAATTGCAACTTCAAGCTCTTGCAGAGTTGCCATTTATTATTACGGGGTCGGAGCTACGGGCGTAAAGATGGCCTCAACTGCTGCTTTGAGTTCATCAAGATCAGCCGCAGTAACAGCACCACCAGCAGCGATAAGGTCATTCAACCGCTGAATCTCGGCCATCAGTTCGTTAACCTTCGCCGCAACTTCTGCCGCTTCCGCTGCCACTGCGTCTAGTACTTCTTGCTTTGTTGCCATGATTAGTTCCCTTAAGTTAAAAATGTCAGCACGACTAGCCGGAATCAGCCAGCCGAATAACGCATCGAAGAAGCTCATCTCATTTCGTTTCCTCGTGGGTGATTTGCCACATCTACAACGTAGCAGCATGTGCGGTGGATTCAGGGATCCCTTTGAGTGCGTACATGTGGACATTGTTTTTGACAAGCTCACCTGTGGTGTCGTGCCACATCTCAGTGAAAATGATCAACTCATCATCGATCTTCCATTGCTTCGAGTACGTTAACGAGGCTTCCGGTACGTTTCCGTTCTTCGTGTAGATATACGGTACTGTTTGTGGTATTGCATTCATCATTATTTCTTCCTTACAAATGTATGTTTGTATTGTGCTTCTTCAATGTCAATCACTGGACTTTAACCTCTTCTTCACTTCCATCCCCACGCTTAATGCGGGCAGCAATCATCTTGCCTTCGGCATCGCGCACCTTTGTCACTCCAACTGCTTTCTTACCATCCAACTGCTTCATCAAGTCGGTTAACCCCTTTTGCACTTGCTTCACGTTAGTAACGAGGGATTCCTTCTCACTGTTCTTGGTTTGATCAAGAGCGGCTTTGTCCATCTCCAGTTGACGTTTTGAGCTAGTTTCAAACTGGGACTTGGCTGAGTCGTGGTCCAGCTCGGCCTTCTTGGTGTTTTCGCCGGAGATGAGCTTGGTAACCTCCAGTTCCTTCTGCGTCTGGAGCTTCGCGCCTTCCACTTCCTTGGTGGCGTCCAGCCTGGCCGCTTCCATCTGCTGGTTCATGGCAGCAACCTGAAGCTCCACCTTGGCCTCTAGCTCGGCCAAGGAACGCTTGGTAGCATCGTCCAGGGTAGCCTTCCACTGATTGAACTGAAGTTCCTGAGCCTGCTTCTGCATGTCGCCCTGAGACTTGATCTGCTCCAGTTGCTGCGCGCCTTGCTGCTTCATCTGTTCCAGCAGCATCTCTGGCGGTGGTTGCGGCTGTTCTGGCGGCAGTGTGGTGGGGTCGGTGTAGAAGCTTTGTGGATTGGTGGAGCCTGAAGCCTTGGCAATCTCTATCAGGGTCAGATAGATGTTCTTGGGGGAAGCTACCTTGAGTGGCAATACAGCCATCTGGGACTGGAACTGCTGCATCAGGTTGGCAATGGTACCTTCCTTGTTACCGGTACCCAAGCCGACTGAGATGCGTACATCGTTACGGCGTTTCCAGGAACTGGGGTCCACCGTGGTCCACTTGTTGCGCAGTCTTACCGTGTCTGCACGGTGTCCGTGTTGCGTATACAGGCGGTGGGTGATCATGAACAAGCGCTCAACGCCGTAAGCGAAGAGTCTTGCTATGGTTTCAACCCGCTGAGCTGCACTTGACGTTAGTTGCGCGATTCCAGAGGCCGTTTTGTTGAGTACGTTCGCATCGGTACCCTGAAAGTACGCATTAATGCCAGTACGATTCATTCGCCTTGAATCGAAAAACTGAAGGGCTTGCACAGCCTGCGGGAACATATCTGGCACCACTACAGGCATGATCTCCTGCGGTGGCTGGCCATCTACTCGGATGAGTGAACCGGGCCTGGCATCCAATAGATCGCCCATATTGACGAGATCCGAGACTGCGAGGCGGGGGTTGTTGCTGTAAAACAGGTTGTCGATGGCTTGCCGAGTGAAAGCGGTGTTGACGTCCTCGATATCCGCTACTGAGTCCGCCATTGACATACCGATGTGGCGGTGTGCCAGCGGGATGGGCGAGATGGAGGCAATGGGAATCTCTTCGCACTCACTCTTATATAAGATAGTCCTGCCAACAACCACTACATACTGTAGTTCCGGGATACCGTCGCTGTTAGAGTCAAAACGGACCCATACATGTCGTACGTTGACACGCCTTAGCGATGGGTCCCTGTATGAGCCGCTGTCCTGATGGTTCTGAGACTCGTTGTACAGGTCGCGTGCGGTATCGACCGGGTTGTTGAGAGCATCTACGCCTTCGTCAGCCAGATCGTCACTAACCTTGTAGCCGGCAGCACGTAACTCACCAATGGACTTGTCGCAATCCCACTCGAAAAAGCTGCAATCGTTAAGCGTGTAGTCAGCGGTGTTGATATCGACCTTGCAGTGTGCCGGGTCTATGGCATACAGCTTGACCTGGCCCTTTTCGTTGACACGGCGGATGCGGAAGTCGTGTAGTTGGGGTGGTACAGGCTGTTGTGGCGGGGGAAGCACTACTTGGCCCATCTGCTGAGCCTGTTGCGCCATCATCTGGTACTGCTGCATCTGCTGCTGGAATTGCTGTTGCTGCTGTTCTGCTAGTTCTTCGTCTGGGCGGGCTGTGTGCTCGAAGATTTCAACTGTTTTGTCCTGGAGCATCAACGCCATCGCGTCGTCGGACTGGTTTTCGTATAGCTCGCTCTCCGTTTGGACTGTTTTGTCCCAATAGGCGTAAACGTAGCCGTTTTTCAGCAGTAAGGCGTCAGAAAACCAGTCATTAACGATCTGGTGCCACGGATTGCGCTGCGTGATCACATAGTTGATGTACTGGGACTCTTGATCAGCTAAGTCAACGTCTTCTTCACTGACCGGATCGAATTGGGCAACCTCATCTCCACTGCAAAAGATGCGCAGGAGTGAAGGCTTAATCCATTCGATGGTCTCGAATACAGAGCGATCCCGTATCTGGGACCTGCCCTCTGGGGCTGGCTCTATATTCTTGCCGAGATAGCGTTCTACTGCTAGCTGGCGGTCTTGCGAAAGTATGTCTGAATTATCGGCGTTGTAGGCTACTTCGGCGAAAGCATCAATCGCTGCGAGTAGATCCTCGTCGCTTACGGACTGGTTCTTTGCCAACGGTAGGCCCCTCTGTTACCTGTGGTGAGCGCTCACTCACGGTGACAGGGAGTGTAACTGGTACCTGGGTACCTGTGTCAACTGGCGATACGCCAAGAGCCTTCTCTAGCACCTCTACCCGCGCGGCTAGGCGGGGGAAGTCGCGCAGGAGTTTGTTGATGTTCATAGTGAAGCTCAGGCGCCCCAGAACCCGAACTGAATACGGTCCACTTCCATCTGGCGGTTGACTGAGAAATGGATGAAACCGACAGAGAGCCAAATGCGATCCTCGAAGCGGCGTAAACGGCCAAAACCAGAGAGGCAGAGATACTTGACGAGTGTGTTCATGGTATCGCCAGGTTAGGGTACTTGATCGGAGCCGCATACATCGATTCTGGCTTGAAACCGACCGCCAGGTAGGTGAATGCGTCTGATGGGTGCGAAGCCCAGTTGTGAATGGGCTTCTTGCTGTTTACGCCGGCCAATGCGTCGTACTCGTACCTCCACACTTTGAGGGCTTCTATGCCGTCGTGACACTTCTTGCGGTCGAACCAGCACATACGGAGGAAGCGGCGCCCTATTTCTATGCGTTCGTTAATGGTAAGTTTTTTTACCACTCTTGTGTTGCGAATACCCATGCCTTTTAGTTGCTCAATGATGGATTGGCCAGAGCCTAGTTCTGTTTTGTCGGCGTCGTGGGGTAGAAGGTGGCGGGCATAGGCGTAGGGCTTCTCTTTGAGCACCTTGACGTAATGGTCGAGGGAGGCACCTCTAGCTTGATAGAAATCGATGAGACGTGGTTCCCTTCCAACTTGCTGGCAGAACCAGATTGCAGTTGCATCGCCAATTCCAAGATCCCAGCCAGTCCAGACTTCCACGCCGGGATCCCACGGGACGGCTGTAATGCGCTGATCCTCTTCGGCAGACTTCATCTCCTTGCCGAACACCGCCCCCTTGATGGCAGCCTCAAAGGAACACTCAAGTTCCTGGGCGTAGGCGTCCTCAGACATTTCACGCTTCATGGCTTCCATCTCGTCCGGATCCAGGATGCCACTGGTGGACGCCTTGAGCATGAGGGAATACCAGTCGTCTGGGGTAACTAGGGACTTTTGGTAGGCGTCGTAAAAGGCGTCGTGTCCGCAGGGGGTGCCGATGAAGACTGCCCATCCATGACGATCACTGAGGAGGGGCCGAATGATTTCATCGAAGACTCTGGGGTGGATGTCAGCATATTCGTCCAGAATGACTCCATCGAGGTAGAGTCCCCGGAGTCTGGATTCGTTTTCCGCTCCGTAGAGACGAACCCTAGCCCCATTAGGAAAATCGACTCGAAGCTCGGACTCGTTGTAAGCGATTCCAGGGATAGATCCCGTGAACTGTTTAACATATCCCCAGGCGACGTCTTTTGCTTGGGAGTATTGCGGTGCGACATAGGCGAACCTTCCATTAGGGTACTTGGTGAAGGTAAGTGCCGCCCGTATCAACTCATTGACACAGGCGACCGTCTTTCCGGCCCTGCGGTGGCACACCAGGCAGGACCAGCGTTTATCCCGCGCATGGAACTCCGCGAACGCACGGCGGGGTGCGTATGGGATGTGGATGGTTTGAATCTACTTACTGAGCAGGGCTTCGAGGCGGGCTTTTGCTTTGGCCAAGTCAGCTTCCAGTCGGGCTTTGAACTCAGGAGCGCTGGTGCGGATGCTCTCTTCCAGTTCGTAGATTTCCGTTTTCAGGGCAGCAAAGGCTGAGTTGAAGCCAGCACGATCGACCTTTTTCCAGACTACCAGGGCGACCACAGCGGCGACTACCAGCAGCAGAAGGAAAGCAGGAGAGCCTTGTTGAACAAAGGTACCAGTTAGAACGTCCATGTAATCCTCTAAGGTTGAGTAGGCAGCCAGGCAATCTGGATGTTGTTCTGGATCTGCGGTGCTTCTTTACGGTTGGCCATGCCCAGAGCTTGGGTAGTGACCTTCAAAGTCGAGAGAGCATCATGGATGGTCGGCTCGATGTCAAGTTTCTCATCGACCACTCTTACCGCCTTGATGGATGCCGCCAGGAGACCTTGCTCCAGGGTTTCGCGCAGGGCAGGGTCAATGATCTGTGCAATACGTTCTGCCCGCATAGTCTCAAAATCGGGGTCTGCAACGATTTTGTTAAAGGTGACGGTGGGAATGCCCATCAGGGCAGCCTGGGCCTTCCTGGTTTTTTCTGGGTGCTCCAGGATGATTTCTATTGCACGCTCACGTTCTTCATGGAGCTTGCGGGCCTTGCGCACTGCAACGCGATGGTGTTGCTGGGAACTCATGGAAAGAAACTCTTGAGCAAATCCTCAAACTCTGGATCCGGCTCTAGTGTTCCTGGGTAATCGTACCTAACACGATCCACCACGATTGCAACCAACAAGTCTTCGTAATTCATGTGCCCGGAAGTGCCATGTAGATGGAAAGGAGGAAGGATAGCATTCCGGCAGCAAAGAAGTTGAGTCTTTTCATCTCAACGTTCAGGACAGCCATGGCAAGACAGCCCAGGGCGAGCCAGAAGAAAACCGTACTTGCCATTTAGAGCCAGAATTTAGCTGGCCGCTTACCGGCCACCCATTCGATCTTGTCATGTGGCATCGAGAAAACGTCGCCGTCCTCGAACTCCATGTAGATCTCACTGTTGATCACACCCCAACAGCCCTTGATCTCAAGGCCGACCTTACCGGCAGCACGGGCCTTGTCACTGTTACCGATCACGTACACAGCGCTCTTACCGCCACCTACACAGTAGGAAACATCTTCATCTGTGATGCGAACGGTATCTGGGGTTTGGTTGCTCTTAAGGGTCCCGATGACAGCCGCTTCAGCAGTAGTACTCAGAATCAGGAGGGAATAGGCGGCGACAGCAAAGAGAAGCCAGCGGAGAGAATCGTGGCTTAAGAACGTCTTTAACATGAGGACCCCAGCAACTTTTGCACAACAGATAGATGCTGAGACACATACTACTGGTGAAAGTTAATAAAACGCAAGATAATTCTCCTAGAAACTCTGTCCAAGTTATGGGCGGTAGGTTTCCAGTGGATGTGCCAGATGACAGAAGAGATTGCAAGGCTGTGCGTTAAGGTTGAGAATCTCTCGAAGGATTTGGACTTACTGGTAGCTAAAGGACACGCTCGAACCAGTTACGCCCTGTTTGCCCGCTTACAACTGGCCACTGCAATGGTGGAGCTTCAGTACAAGGACCTGATAGACAGGTGCCAGATTTCTGTAAGAGATAAGTAGGCGGCCCGTCTTGTGCAAAAAATGCACATATCCACAGCAGTGGAATTTGAGAAAAAGAAAAAAATTATACAAGTCACTGTAACTTGTAAAGAAAAAGGCCATTTCGATGGATTTGCTTTAAGATGGGAACCCTCAGCAGGTGAGCAACGCCTGCCGAGGGAGTTTCAGCTTAAGGTGGTAAGTGGTCGCCAGATTTACTTTCAAACTGAGGCACTACCGCCATTTCCTTTACCAGTGGAATTTG